TGACTACACAGTAAGAAACTTCTGTGTTTGCTTTCCTCATGAGCGCACTCCAATACACCATTCTCAACATGTTTACAATGCTCTCTATGATGCTATGGCCTTGTATTTCAACCGAAGTAACAGAGCAGTGAGCCAAGCGGAGGTTTTCAAGAAGCAGTATGAGGCAACGCTCACTTATAACAGCCAAAAAGTATGGAATGACGTTAGAAGCACCAAGAATTGGAAAAACTGGGGAATTACAGACAAAGGGTCTCTAGTGGCCGCTCTAATAAGTGATCTAACCCTTAACTCTCCCAAGGAATTTGATTCAGAGGACAGGATATATAGACCTCAAATTCTTACCATCCTCTTCGGGGCTGCTTACACGATGTTTAAGGTTGCAGAGAAAAGTGACCTAAAGGTGGACGAAATGACACTGAGTCAAATAAGGAGGACCTACAAGTCATATGAGAAGGTTGAAGAAGCTCAGCTGACCAAAATAGTGAACAACAATGGGTCATGCTCTTATAATGGAGCTTCTGGGGTTGTAGCATGCAGAACATTTGAAGAGACATACAAGGACAAGAGGTCAGGAGACGAAAAGAAGAGAACAATATCAACCAACCAGACTGACAAGTGCTACAGAACAACAATGATTAATGCATTGGAGTTTATGGACTACCGAGGTGAAATAGGCCAAGAAATCAGCTTTGACCACGAGGAGAAGAACCCTTCAAAGCCCAGGTTGCAGCAAGGAGACTACTCACGACTGATGAAATGTACAAACAGAGCATGGCCCATAGCATGCATGAACCTCGTACTCAAAAAGAACTATGTTGCTAGAATGGTAGAAAAAGTTGAACAGATAGGCCACAGAGAAATAGCTGTACTCAACTCTCCATTCCGAATAGGAATGTATCTGATAGAACAGCAGGCAAGAGCCATAAGACATCATGAGAAAAACAGGGGAGTCACCACGAATTTAATAGAGGAGAAAGACAAGGACACCATTGCTGGTAACATGTACAAGCAATATGAATCAAGATCCAGAGACCCATCGACAAAGGTGTTTTATGACAATGCTGATGCTTCAACATGGGGTCCCTCGATGCTCAGCTATTGTTTATATGCCGTCTTGACCATGCGAACATGCGATATGTCTATAAATGAGTTGAACAGAGAGATGCTCAGACAGCTGGGAAGAAAGATATTCAAGTATCCTGATGTGCTGTACAGTACAATATCTGAAAATGAAGACAGGATAAAAGAGATTTTCACTGAGATGGGGATGGAAATGGACAGAAATTGCGTTACAAAATCACAATCTATCATGACTTCCATGATCGGAGGGAATGATGAAGGATGCTTTGAAAAGCAATATCTAAATGCTTCGTTTGGAATGTTTCAAGGTGTTGGAGGTAACACGTCCAGCATTCTGCATTCCGATTGTATAAACTTGTCGAATGATGTCATAGAAGGTACACTTTCAGACTACGAGATGTCAGCTTCAGGAATCTGCACATCTGATGATTCCAACAGAGCTTTCTCCTATGTATCTGAAGAAAAGGATGTCTATAGAGTTGTTAACACTGTACTGATGACCATTGTAGTGTTCATGAATGACTATGGTATTAAGAGGAACATGTACAAGAGTGTTTTTACTGGCCTGGTCCATGAATTCAACTCTGTGTTCAGGTCAAACAAGAGCACAGTTGACCCCGACATAAAGACCCGCTTGGCATTCATCGATTATCCCCACACTTATGATCCTTATCAGATATCTCTTTATCCCTCTAGCCAGGCACAAGAATACCTCAGAAAAAATGGGTCAGTAGTAGGAGCATTTTGGATACAAGCCATCCTAACAC